TCGTACTGGAAGAAAGAGAAGTCTTCAGATTCAGGGATGAAAAGGTCTCGCAGGTCTTTGGTGACATTCTGGAGATTAGTTCCCAGAAACTCGACTTGCTGTTTATAAGTGAGGAGCATGACAGTTCCGGACTTACGACGTTTAAAATCGATTTTCCCGTGCGACACGATGCTTTCAACAGAAGTCTCTCGCGACGAGAGTCGTCCGGTGTCGGTTCCAACAGGATTAAAGTTGGAGCGTATGCGTCCGTCGGGGAAGGGTTCCAGTTTGTGAAGATCGGAGAAGCGGGTTCGGAGACGGACAAGCTTGGCGATTTCGAGTACAACTGGAGTGCCATGGCTGACAATAAGTTTGGCGAGGGCACCCATGTCAGTCGTCTGCTTCTTAACCCCGGCGTCCATTTTGTATTGCACTGGGAGTCCGAGAGTGTCATAGAGGTATTTGGCTTTCTGCTTTGGTGACTTGACGTTGAGTAGCTCACCGCACATGTCGTTGACGATCGCCTGTTGGTGCTGGATGCGAGACCAGCATTGAGACTTTTTGTGGGCGAGCAGGGCGAGGTCGAGCTTACATCCGCGGAGTTGAATGTAGAGGTAGGGCTTGAGCAGACGGATGTTGAAGCGGTAGTGTTGCTTTGAGGGTTCGTGACTCAGCGCCTCGTCGAGACCGGTGCAGGCTTCGTGAGTAACCAACGAGTCCTTGCAGCAGTAGTCGTGGTGAATGCTCAGGTCTTGAATGATCCGCTCGTCTTTGTAATACGGCATCTCGGTGAAGACCGAGGAAATGAAGTCGAGTCCTTTTGGGTACTCGCACTGCCATTCCCACATCTTGAACATGGTGTCGTCTTCCAGTCCGCGGACGAGAATCTTGTGTCGCCATGCGAAGACGAACAGTTCATACATCGCATTCTGCGCTATCTTACGCACGTCAGGGTCTCCGAGGATAAGACCAGTGAGTCGCCAGATTTCACACTCCTGATCAAATGACCAAAAGGGCGTATTGTCCATGTTACGCAGAGGAACGATGAAGGCATTGCTCGGTGAAGTTGCGATAGAGTAGCAAGTAACTCCTTGGGCATTCGGCCATCCCTCAAGGTCGAAAGCGATTCGGGGTTTGTCACGGAGAATTCCTTCGAGCAGTGCCACGCATCTTTCAAAGGTGGGCCATGATTCCACAGTCCGCTTTGGGAGAAGCACACCCGCAGTGAGTGATTGTTGTTGCGCACGGTAGGTGTCGAACTTGAAGACTCCGTTCCATTCCCAGTTTCGCATGACCTCGGCGGGGTCGTAGGTGGCGACACATTTGGTTCGAAACGTTGGCGAGTTAAAGATGCTGCCTCTTGTTTTGTAAAGCGAGCGGTCTTCCCCAAAGACTTTGTTAACAAGGCTACCGAGTAGGAGACAGCAGTTTGGACGGTAAGTTTGGAGATCCCCGGCGAGACGGGCGATGCCGGCTTGAACGGAGTCAGAGTTGATGGACTGTGGGAATCGTCGCTTTTGGTTGGAGACATAGCCGAGGAATAGTTGATCCATTGTGAGTCCAAGGGATGAGACGATTCCGCGGAGATAGATGGAGTCTGCAAAGGGTTTTCCGACATGGATGTCTTTTTCTGTTGGGCCTTCACCAATGATGGCGAGACGGAAGCGGTTTGGTTTGGTGGGGATTTGGTTTTTCATTCGACAATGTGATTGCAAGTCATGCAAACTTTGAAACCATCAGGAATGGGTCGATCGCAGTCACAGAGAAGAACGTCTTTTGGAATGTCTGGCTTAGCGACTGGAGTAACATAATCCTCAATCAACTTACTATACCCACCGATGTCGTGCCAGTGATCCTTGTGCCTCCAGTCTCCACAGCAAGCCCGAGCAAGCTTGTGCACGATGTGCCAGATGCCGACCTTGACCAAGTTGGGCAGCTTGTGGTAGTTCGGAGTGTCACGGAGGATACCCAGGATTTTCTCCGTGGTCTCCGCGTTGTCTTCGAACTTGCCGTGCTGACCGTGGCGTTCTTTTAGGGTGTCGTCGAGGGCCATTAGAGTGAGAGATAGGTGTTTGCAGTGTTGATGAGCTGTGCGTGATAGTGCTTCTCGTCGCACTCGATCGTGAGGGGAGTGTACCCATCGAGCAACGCTGCTCGGGTCATCGAGCCGACACCAGAGAAACCATCACCGATGGTAGCCCCTGGAAGTGCGATCATCTTGAACAACCACTGCCAGAGTTCGCGTGGTTTGATGAACGGGTGGTTCGGGCAGGCGGCTTTGTCTTCGGGACTAAGCTGTCCGATGAACACCGAGGTAGGCTGTGCCATGACCAGTTTCGCACCCGGCTTCCGCATGACGATCGCGATCTCGGTGTTCTTGGTGGTGTTGAACTCAGCCCGCTGGTTCATACAGCTAGAGGTCTTCACCCAGGTCAGCGGCCAGCGTTGAACCTTGAAGCCGACCTTGACAGCTTCGTCGTGAATGTACTTAAACACCATCGCATCGCAGAACCATACAACGTATCCTTTGTCTTTGGTCATGCGCCAGCAAGCACGCAGCCACTTGGGAATGTCGCCCAGGTTTTCCTCGACGTCGTGCGTGTCAGCGATGCGGTCAATGTCTGCCTGACCATTGCCCTCTTGCGCCAAGTTCGACATCTCGATCGCATACGGTGGATCGCAGAACATATGGTCGACGCACCCGGCGGGCAGCTTGTCCGCGACCTCTTCCATCCGGCCGAAGTGAATGAACTTCCCGACAATCCCCATCGCCTCTTCGAATTTGACTTGTTCAATAGTTGAATCAGTCAATGCAGGAGAGTTCTCCGGAGAGACGACCGCGCTAGCATATTCGTCAGATGGGTTTGCGGAGACTCCACCGGCGGGAGAGTATGCGGCGGGGTCGAAGGATCGTATAAACGACAGGTCTCCGTCAGACGGCGGAGGGGGTGTGTAGCCGGGAATGGTTGGTGCGGCGTTGGCTCTGGCGCGGATGGACTCGGTGAGGTGTTTGGTGGCTTCATCGTGTTTGACTTTGACGAGATATTGAAAAGCTTCGGTCGCGGTGTCGCAGGTCCAGAGCGGGGACTTCTCGTCCTCTTGGAGTTTGTAGGCCAGGGTCAAGGAGTAGTTGACATTGCCGGCGGAGATCTTGAAGAGTCGGCCGGTTTCTTTCTGTCCCCAGGCGTCGAGCACTCCGGTGGCGACTTGCTGCTTGCGGAGGTAGTGGATCTTGGCGATGCCCAGGACTTCTTCCTGCCAAGTCATGTCAGCGCGCTGGATGTTTTCGATCAGCTCGAGTTCCGACAATGCGGCGAAGGTGTCGGCAACCTTGATTGTGAAATGGATACCGAATTGAAGTTCACCACCGTTGAGCACGAAGTTCAGCATTTCTTCCTTCGGTTGTCCCCACTTTTCAACTTCACCGTCTGGTCCAAAGTTGGCCATGATGTAATCGAGTGCCGCGCTGCGACGTCCGCCGGCGATCAGTTGTTTGTCGGGAGTCACCGCGATTGGGTGAATGAAGCCCATGGTCCAGAGCGACTCGGCCAGCTCCGGGATGTCCGGATAGGCTTTTCGCATACGGTCGTCACGGATGATTTCTGAGAGTAGGATGGTTTCCATTATTGTGGGATAGTGAAGCAGGAGTATTTGAGTGCGAGTTCGTTGAGGGCTTCGTCAAGACGACCGAAGTAGACTTCAAGATCAGAGTCCAGTGCGTTATCGTCTGCGATGCAAGCCATTTCGAGGTTCAGGCCAGCACCGAAGGAGACTCCGGTGATGAAGACACCGAAGAGAACACCCTGGGCACGAGCGTCAACGGGGTGTCCGTTGGCGGATGCGAGCAAGAGTCTCTTGAACTTTTCTTCTACTTTGTCTTTGATTATTTCAACTTCCATTGCACCCAAAAAGCCGAGACCCCGGTGAAGGAGTCTCGGCTGAGGTGGGGTCAGAGAAGATTAGTCTTCTTCAGAGATCCCTTCGACACCTTCCTGCGGGAGGAAGGCAGCGAACTGTGGCGACGGATCGTAGACTTCGCCGGTGTCCTTGTTCGTGCGGGCCTTGCCCATCTTGACCTTGGCGAAGAACGTCTTGCCGACGAACTGCTCGAGGTCTCCGGCGAACTTGCGATGGCCGAGGGTTGCGTCCATGAACTTGCAGAGGTCCTTGAAGGTGTCCTTTTCGAACTCCTCTTCGGACTTGCCGCCCTTGCCGTCCCGACCGTTGGCGATGCCGTCGGTGTAGGTCAGGTTGAGCATGTGACGGAGTGGGTACCCCGGCTGGAGTGCTTCGCCCTTGGTGTCGAGCGCATCGGCCGAGACCAACTTGCAGGCCCAGAGCAGATACTCACCGCCCTTGTCGGACTCCTTCTTCTCCGCGGACTCGACCCGGAACTCATAGGTTCCAGGTGCGAGGTTCGGGAAGGAAGTATCGACGTTGTCGAGGTCGGTTTCTGCGAGTTTGTCAAAGATAGACATCTTGTTCGTTTGTTTTGTTGTTTGCTGTTGCTCTTTGTTCTGTGTCTTGGGTCGAGCGGCCCTAGAATTACCGAGTCAGACCGGATTGTGCGGTCAGCTCAGTGAAAGGTATCAGAGTGAGATTGAAGCGATCGACAGCAGTGGCTTTCTTTTCCCACGGGTAGGAGAAGGACCATTTGATGTCACGCTTTTCGTGCATCAAGTCACGTGCTTCGCTTTCAGAGTCTGCTTCGATAACCGTGTAAAAGTTACCAAGAGAATCGTGATTGGCGTCGTAGTGACCCGAACCAAATGTGAAGATCCATTTCATGCAACCAGTTCCTTCGGCATGTGCAAGAACGGAGCGATCTTACCCCACATTTGCACACGCGTTGCGTTGGTCACGGCGATCTCCTTTTCCTTGATGTTCAGCGAGTTGCCGATTTGCATCAGAGTCTTGGGAGCGAAGCGGACGGTGTATTTAGCACCGGCTTGGTCTGCACTTGCTGCGCAGCGCCAGACATCGGTGAAATAGCCTGCGATGTTGTTGCGAAGCTGACCAGAGATCAGTGGCTTATAGCCGGTGACTGCACCGGTCTTGCTGACCTCGGTGTACTCGTGGCAGGTCATGATGAACGGTTTGCCGGCTGCTTTGCAGGCCATCACGAGTTGCGACATGAGGTTCCGGAATGGTCCCCATTGCGATTGGTTCATGACCTTCTCGCCGGCGATCACGAGGTCGTCTTGACCGTTGCCTTTCTTGGAGTTGGCGAGGATGTGACGTTCGAGGTAGTAGGCCAGGAGCGAGAGACCGTCGACAATGATGGTTTTTGGCTCTGGTGCGGCGATGGCTTTCTTGATCGCGTCCATGCAGAACGACCACCGTTTGTCTTCTTCGACGTCATTCGGGTTGTCGAAGTAGAACGGGAATGGTTTGGCGTCGAAGTTGTGATAGCGGAGTGCTCCGGCCAGGTTGTTGTCGCAGTCCAAGATATAGGGGTCTGGAAACGACATTGCGAATGCGGTCTTACCGTTCTTCGGTGGTCCGATGAGGAGCAGTGCGAAGGCGGCGGACATTTTGAAGTCTGAGGCTGCTTGCATATTAGTGATAGTGAATGGTGGTTCCTTCGAGTCCGTTTTGATTGGACTCATTGGCGTAAATGACGAGGCGGATTGAGTCAAGCTCGGTCTCCCACTGGTAGAGACCTTCGACGTCGAGCGTGCGAGTGAAGGTGCAGCCAGCGATTTGGCTGAACAACTCGGCCAGGCTCT